ATAGGAAAGACTTTGGATGACTTTTTGGCGATTGCGATATCTTATGTCAGCATCTTCTTCTAAAAGTTTACCAACCCATGTTTTATCGTCTTCCAGAAAATTGGCAACCAAGAAATCTATTAAGGCATCCTTGTTGGTATACTTTCGGGAAAGTTTATAGAAATGATACTTGTCTTTACGATTTTCAAAGGACTGAACCGAATGGTTTGTTTTACCATTGTATTTGAAAAAATCGTATGTGTCCTTTGAGAAATGTAGTTTTAAAGATTCGTATATTCCAAATGTTTCATAACCAGTCATAAAGGTAAACGAGAACTTTTCTCTTTCAACATGTTATTATCCATAGCATCACCTTCCAACTTAGATTTTAAATTGGCGTTTACTAATGTTGCCGCCACTTCTATTTCAAGTCCAGTTTGTTTACAGTATTCTACAATCGCTTCTATGTGATTGTAATCAGTTTTGGAAACAAGAGCGTCAATGGCTTTGGCAAACTTCGCCATTTCATCTTTTGTTGGCATTATTCCTCACTTTTACATACTGATTGTGGTGCGTGAACAGGACAATTATCGTCATAACAATGATGTGTTGCCATCATTTCTTTGTTCAATCCACACACTTCGCAAGTGGTTGCATTGGCACGAAATCTAGGAGGATTCATCAATGAATGAACTGTGGCATTCCATCTTTGTTTTGCCTGTTCATCCAAAAAACTATTGTATTGAGGAGTTTCAAATTCTTCAACACCATCATTATCTTCATTCCATTCATCTTCATTTACGAAATCCAAATGACCTTCAAAATGAAATCCTGCACCACGCAAGAACATTTCAAACTCATTCAAAATATTATCCAATGTTTCCGCATTAAACTCAACGGTTCTTTTAGATTGAATGCTATGCACAAAAGGCATAGATTCTTCCTGACAAACAAAAGTAAATTTAGACATTATTTCACCACACTTTCATATAGATTTTCAAATTGTTCATTCACAGCAACTTCTTCATCAAAGTTTTGTTTGTGATAAACTCTCACCAACTTCGCAACCAGTTTCTTAGGTAATTGCATTTGTTTTGCGGTCTCTGCAATACTCTCCCGAATAAAATCGTTTTCACCTTCGATTCGTGTCATTGAATCGGAACATTCTTTTACGATTTTAAACAACTTCTCACGGTCTGGTTGCGATAGTTGATTAATGCTCAACTGTTGAACTGCCATAACAAAAACTCCTTTTTATTTTTTAGCGGACGATGCTACATTATGAGATTGTGCTGAAGCCGCAAATGCAACACAAATTAAATCATCACTCTTGGCATACGAACAACGGACAGATAGTGGGTCAATTCCCTTTGCTATCGCACCATCAATATTTCCTGCCATCAATGTTCTATCTTTAATGAAATAATACGACATACTTCCAACTGTGGTTAAAAGAATTAATGTCAAACAAATAACAAATGTCGAATCTAACTTAATTAAATCTGATACCTTTGCGTTCATAGTTGTTTTAAGTCCTTTCTGTTGTAAAAAATGTGTCTGCCTATTACTGCTGTTTTTTCCATGTTTTTCCATTTTGGACTCACATAATCTGCATGATAAAATAATGCACCGTGGGTTGGGTCTTCTATTCTTTCATAATTAGCATAAACATATATTGCCAAATTTATAATGTCATTATACAATGAATTGTTACTATTTGTCAAGACCCTACCTTGCGACATTGCCTTAGGTCTTTCTTCGCAGTACCATGAGAATTGGCAAACACCTGCCATTTTTTGTTTTACGACACTACAAATGTCGGATTCAAATCGGTTACTTTTTACACGATTGATGGTGACAAAAGCAACGGCAACTTTACCTACATCAGGTTCGTGACCTGCTTCAAAGTAAATATTTTCCGCTAAACATTCAATTTCTTTTTTTGTATCTTCTGTTAAGTTGTTGTAATATGCTTTATATGGCATACTTGGTCTTTCAAAATTTGCCATAGCAACACTAAAACTCAAAATCATAAATGCAACAACAAAGGTAATTAATATGCGAACCTGCATAATTCTCCTTAATTAGTTAAGGACCGCAGATGCTAAAATCCGCGGTCCAATCCCGTATCAGGTGGACTTTTTGCTAGTCTTTTCTTGTGTATTGTTGGGGATTTGTGAAACGAAGCCGTTTAGAATTTGCGCTTTAGCAATAATATCAGCTTCACTAGGATATGGAGGGAATCCCGGATGTGCCGGTATTTCACTTCCATGTATTTTCGCAACTTCACACTTTGTAGCGTATTCGTTTGCGACTTGCTCACGCTTACCATAATAATCTTGCTCAAGCATACCTTGAGCCATTTTCAATAAATCCAATCGGATTTCGAATGGTGTCATATTTGACATAGTTTTCTCCTGTGTGTGTTATACTGGCGAGTGTGTGTGGTGCCAGTATTATATTTAGTGGTTTTTAATCCCACAAACCTTGATAATACTTACCAAATAGACGGAATCCATTTTTCATTCGGTTATGCACAATCTCTATTCCGTCATAATCACATTTGTAGGTGTGATTTGGTCCATCTTTCATCTGGTAAAACTTATGTTCACCTTTTGCAACTTCGTTACCATCTTTATCGACAGGTACCCAAAGGGTATCAAAATCACCTGAACAATATGCATTTTCCCAAGAATCATCAACTTTATGTTCAAATGCAAAAATCATTTCATCGAGGACATAATCCCAACGCTTAAAATGATTCGCATCGGTATCATATTCGTTTTCTTTTGGTGGTGCGGATGTAGATTTCAATTCATCTGGTACATCCTCATCATCAACAAAAGGAGAACCATGTTTGGTCTCTTTTAATTGTTTCAACATTGGAAGAATGATGTATGAGAGTGTGTGGTCCATCGACCAAGTATCCCATTTATCAATCTTCACATAATCAATCTTGCGGTCAACTTTATCCCAAACCCATTGAATTGCACGACTAATAGGTGTTAAACGGTCAGACCATTTTTCGACCCACTCAGGATGCTCAATGTATTTGTATTTGCCATCTATCTCATCCAATGCAGATTGAATGCTACTATTGCGGCTGCATTTCGACCAGTCTGTCCAAAAGAACATGTAGTCCAAAATTGTATAAGGACTAATCCAATGGTCTTTGTATTTGTTGATGTAAACTTTCATGGCATCTCATAAAATAATTTGTGGGTGATTTGCTTTATGGCATCACCCGAACCATAAAGAATTACTTCTTCTTTTCTTCTTTTTTCACTTCAGCTTTTGGTGCTTCTTTCTTTGGCTCTTCTTTTTTGGCAGGTGCCTGAGCGAAAGCGGTTACAGCAAAAGTTGCAGCTACTAGAGCGACTAATGATTTCATAATAATTTCCTTTTATAAAAGTGCCAGTATTCTGTTACGAGGAACTGGCGAAACCCTAAGCAGTTTTTAGGCTGCTAATGCGAACTTTTCATCGTTTGCGTTTACTTTGGTTTGATTATTACGCCTTGTCATGGCGATTCTCCATTTTTATAATCATTACTCTGTCGAAACCGGGCACCCCCATCAGAAAAAGACATGAACGAAAATCAAAATGATTAACAGTATGATTACTATTATTTCATAAGGTTTCATTTGTATCTTCTTTTGGTGGAGGTGGAGGGAATCGAACCCTCGTCCAAAATAACTTTTTAAAAACTTCAACGAATTGGGTGTGATGGTCAGCTTTCGCCTTTGCTACCGAATACTCGGTTCGTACCACCACAGAAAGACCATTGTATCACTTATTGTGATACCTGTCAAGATATTTATGCAATTCTGCCAAATAGTCTGCCCGTTTCTCTTTGAACACTTGCGGTGTTCCTGTATCATTGGCAATTGCAATCACCAAATCATCAATCACTTTACCGGTTCGTTCATGGAACATTTCGGCATAGGCAGCTGCTTGCATAAAGTAATTAACGATATTACTTTTTGACTTATTTACTTTAGCTGTTTTCCAATCGATGATGGCTAGTTTTCCTTCCCATTCACCGATACAATCACAACGACCTGCAACTTTCAAACGATTACTAAAGAGTGGTTGTTCGATACCGTAAATTGTACCCACATGTTCATCAAGTAATGGTCGAATCTGAATGAATAACTCTTTCGCATCGGGCATTATAGAGTTTATTTTTAAATCGGACATCTCATTCAGTAAATAATTCTCTACTGCATTGTGCAATCTAGTGCCACGACCAGATGCTGCCCTAGAAACACGATTAGCTTCTTCGTCACCTACACGATTACGCCACTCCATAATAGCTTGTTTATTGTAGGCAGATAATACTGTTGTGATAGATGGGTAACACTCACCAGTTGGTGTCTTATATGTTCGACCAGATTCAGTTGTTATCGATTCTAAATCAAAATTTAATTCTGGTATTTTAACATGATTAAAAGTCATTATTTCGTCATTCGTTTAGTAATTCTATCCACATGAGACTTAACCACTCTTGCAGTCTTAGCTTCTTTGATTGACTTTCTGTGGTGTTTTTCACCTAGAGCACTAGTTGGATATTTTTCTCCAACTTTTTGTAAGACTTCTTTGAAACCACCGAGTTTACTATCACTATTACTTCCTCCAACACCAGATACAATCGCAGCTGCGGTTAATAGTGGTTTAATGTGTAAATTATTTTTTAAGTAATCTTCACGCTCAGAGATTTTCATAAAGGATTCAAATTCTTCACCGGTCTCTGTATTTAAAAAATTATATGTTGGCATTATTACTCATTGTATTGGCGAACCACAAAGGAACTTGTCTCTTTGTCCACTTCGCAAAATGTTTTTTCTTTTCAATATAATATTTATGATATGATGC